GTATACCATATGGCACAAATGATTCCTTTGAATGATCGTTTATATGAAATATGGTATGCGTCTGCTGGTTTCAACAGAGGTACACTCGATTCTGTTAAACAATTGAGATGGAGTCCGAAGCATGGTGAGCGAGATAAATTATATATGCTTCAGGTGAACCCAATTGTCCATTTCCCTCAAGGTTATACCGTATGGGGTAATTTGACAACTCAAAAGCGGCCTACTGCATTACAAGATATTAATGTCATGCGCCTTGTTTTGTATATCAAGCGAGCACTTGAGCAATATTGTAAGTTCTTTATCTTTGAATTCAATGATAAAATCACTCATGATCAAATTAAAGCTGGAATCATTCCATTCTTGGATCGAATTAAATCACGTCGAGGTCTTGTTGACTTTAGTGTGGAAGTTGGAGCCACTGAATATGAATTCAAAAATAAAATATGTCATGTCAATGTATCATTGAAACCAATGAAAGTCATTGAGAAGATTGAACTGAATTTATTCGTACGATAAACTAAATCGAATGGGGGTATTGCAAAATACCCCCATCAATTTTTTATAAAACAACAAGGAGAAATAAAATGGCTAAATCAGCATTCGTGGGTGTGATTCAAAACCTCGCCCGAGATAGACATTTTGGTGGGACAGATCCAAATATTGTAGCAGATCCATATATCACAGGATATCATTACATTAAATGGGTAGTACTTCCTCCAACACTGTCAGATTATATTAAAAGTGGTGATGGCGGAAACATGGACGGTTTGGGTAGCAACAAAGAAATTTCAAATTTTCTCGAATCTTCATGTCTATCAGTAACACCTCCAGGTGGAACATTGGGTAAAACCGAATTCACGGGTGTTGGTGGTATTAAATGGTCAGTGCCAACAAACATTGAATATGGTAATAGTGTCACTGTTAAATTTCTTGAATTTTCACATCTTCCCGTGTCAAATATTATGCATGGGTGGGTGCGAATGATTCGAGATTATAAAACCGGTACGAGTAACCTCAATGATGGTGATAGTGATTATACAAAATCAGAATATGCAGGGTCGATGTTGTATTGGACAACTAAACCCGATGGACACACTGTTGAATATTCAGCAGCATATACTGGTATGTTCCCATCTAAAGACACTCAAGATTTATTCACTAGTGATGTCACATCAAATGACAAATTGGAAATTGATATGGAATTCAATGTTGATTGGATATGGCATGAGAAGTGGGTACATGATAAATGCCAAGAGGAAGCTGATGCTATATATGGCAAAAATAACCCGGATGGTGGATATCGCGGTGATGGTGGTGATGGTGTAGATGATAGTGTTTCAAAGTAAATAATATCAGGAACTTAACTAATTAAACTCCCCTCTAACAGATTGGTTAGAGGGGAGACTTGAATAAAATATAAAATACCATAATGGATATGGTATAATCTAAAATTGGAACCGAGGAGATCAATATGAAAAATGCAGTTGGAGTAGAAGTTTTTGGTGGGTTTGATATTAAATATCCTGAATATTCAGTGATAACTCCCCAAACGCTACAAGAATACTCAATTCGATCATTATCAGTAGCAGAAGAAGAAAAGTTAAAGGCTAGCTTATTAACACCAAATAAATTAGCTGAACACCTTAATCAGGTTATATGGGATTGTATAGTCAAAAAGCCTGAAGATATTAAAACATATCAAGATTTTATAAATAAAATTACAATCAAAGATAGAGATGCATTGATGTATGGATTATATCATGTCACATATAAAGACATTCATAATTATGATGTAACATGTAGCAAATGTGAACATGTCAATAGCATCAAGGTCAATTTTCTAAAAAGTTTAAAAGCTGTCATGTGGGACAACACAGAAGAAAGTATTATTGAAAAACGAGTACCAGTTAAATTTCAAATAGCTGAAAAAATATCTGCAATCATTAAACAACCAATGCTAATAGATGAAAATAATCTATTACAGGACAGTGGATTCGCCAGTGATGAAATTCGAGATTTGAATATGCAACTTCTTATCATTGATCGATTTGAAATCGAAAAAACTGGTGCTAAAAAACCTGATACAGTTGAAGATCGAGATAACATATTGAAAGGTTACAAGCAGATTCCATCAACTGATCGAAAATTAATTGATAAAGAATACGAAAATAATTTTGGTAAATTTAGCATTGATATTGCTACCAGAATCAGGTGTCAAAAATGTGGTCATGAAGAGAATATCTCGATTGATCTCGTCAAACAGTTTTTTCGATCAATCTATGAATGATGATTATCAGGACAGTTATATTAAACGATTAAAAGAAAATATTTTTTTAGGAATGGAACTTGGACATATGTCTTATTCAGATGTATTAGCTATGCCGGTTCAACGACTTGATGACTTTCTTGATTGGAAAATTAAATACGATCGTGAAAAAGAAAAAGCTAAATCAAATAGCTTAGATCAGCTTAAATTATAAGGGGATCAATCAATGTCTCACAACCAATACCAATTCTTCCATAATGAAATAGAAGGACAAAACAATCAAATATATGACTATGTGCCAAATTTCGATTCAACTGGAGATTTCAAAAGAATAAAGGGAATAGATGTAGCAATCATGTCTATTAGAACATTGCTATTGACCCCATTAGGGCATTATCCATTTGATCCTCAATTTGGCTCATTGTTATATCAAAAATTATTTGAGATGTCAGATGATATAACAATTGATGAAATCAAGTATGAAGTAGAAGATAGAATATCACAATTTGAAGATCGGGTCATAATCAAAGATGTTGATGTTCAATTTGATGCCAGTAAAAAACTAACTATTGTCAATGTGATGATTGAACGAGATGAGATCACCGGCACTGTATCTCTATCATTCGAGGGTAATAATCAAATGTTTGGCATTGAAGATGATATAACTGCGGGTTTAATATAATGACCAAAATAATGTATAGTCAGAAATGGTCACAGATCAATGAATATCCGCTTGATTATTTTGAATTGTTATATCAATATTATTCATCCGCTGGTATCCGATTACCAGTTACTTATTATAATTTAGATCTACCCAATAGTGTTTTCGATGATGAACACTTGGATGGTGGATCATATGAAATAATGGGAAATTTGTCTGGTTATCTATGGAAGAAAATATTAATGCTTCCAGTTTATAATATAGAACAGATTAATTTTACACTGGATGGAGATGAAACCGGAGTTGGTTTTCATAACAGACAAACAACTTTGTTTATTCCGACATCATATGAATTTCAGCCAATGATACATGATTTTTTGATATATGATCAAATACAATGGAGACAAGATCCATTTCAAGCTGAGCTTCCAATGTATGAAGTCATCAACATGGAGAAAGCATCAACAACAAATATATCATTTTGGAAATTGACACTCAAGGGATCACCATCAACTAAATCACAAATAGAAGATCAATTATGCGGCAATTTCACATTTGTTGATTATGAAAAAAAGATATATCGAACTAGTGATGCCATTTATTTGACAAAACAACGTGAGAAAAATTCAAATTTGAAAATCAATGATTTTTATAAAGAACAAATTGGATTGTATGTCAATAATACAAATGAACAAATATAAAATAATTGATACACTGTTTGAATGAGAGATAGAGGATATAATATGAATTTGGACAATTTAAATCAACTAGTTGGGCATGGAATTAATATCTATGGTTCACGTGAACGAATTCGTAGACAATTGATTGATTTTGCTCAAAGTTATTTAGAACTTAAAACAGTTGATTTTTATAAAACAAGTGTGGTATCTTATATTATTGATACACTATCTATATTAAGTGCTAATCATTTATTCTATGATTCAATGATATACAGAGAATTCTTTATGGTTGAGGCACAGTTACAAGAATCAGTGTATAACTTAGCGAGATGGATAGGATATGAAATTCCTAAAGCAATACCATCTAAGGTTGATATATTATTTACAATACCCTTAACATTCAATTCACCTGACATAACATTTACAATACCAAACAATTTTAAAGCAAAAGCACAAGATATAGTCTTCAGTATAGATTCGCCAAATTCAAACGTTGCATCTGCCAAATTCAACTTTGATGAAAGTAAATATAAACCATCCATGAATGGTAAGATTATAAACAATTCTGCCATATCTGTTCGTGACGGAAATGGTTTTTATCGACCACTATATATCAATGGAACTGATCCTACATATGCATCATTTACGTTACCATTCACACAACATGAACGCATAATAGAACAATTTCTAATCCCAGAAACACTTCAACCATATCAATTTTTCTCAAAGAAATTTCAATTTGATGGGATGGTATCTGGAGTTAAAGTGTGGTTAATTGAACCTGATATAGGGGAAAAAATAATACTTGATACAAGTGTGGCTGATCAATTCAATCCAGAGAATCAACTTCAATCATATGGAGCAACACGGGAAAGTGGTTGGTATCAATGGGTAGAATGGGAAGAAACTATTAATGGTATTTATACATTATCTCCCAATAGTACACAATTTGTATTCGTGGGTGGTATCAATCAAGCTGAAATATTTTTTGGTAATGGTATTATTGGTCGACAACCATCTCGAAATTCTGCAGTAACAGTCGAATTTTATATCACTCAAGGTGATAATGGCCATATAATACCCAATAGTATTACTCAAAGTGATAAGTTATATTATACAATTCAAGCTCGATATGGAGATGATGGTGTTCCAACTTCATCTGATATTACATCAAAAATACACAATATAGCATATGAAATAATGAATCCAATCCACTCTCAGGGTGGAGTGGGAACTCCAACCTTGCCGGAAATCAAACGCAACGCGATTGTTAATCTTAGATCAAAAGCAAAATTGGTATCCGAAATGGATTATAATGATATCAATATTATAATGGGTCCAAAATTTCCTACAGTCCAAGCATATCCAATATTGAAACGCAGTGATATCAAAGTCAATGAAATAATGGCATTCATATTATTGCAATACCATGATGAGTCATATCTACCACAAATTGTACCAACACGAAATGCTAAAATATCAATAATTGATCCATCATTCAATAGTGATGGAGAATATACAATAATGCGAACAAGTGAGGTATTAATTGATGATGAATATTATCAAACCTTATTTAATATCACATTAAATAATGATACACGAATTGCGCATTATGATTACATTTTACAAAATGTTAAAGGATCACCCACTATTATGTATAATCAAGTTAGTCCATCTTGGTATCAACAATATTCTTATATGCCAATCACTGGTATTGATTTTGATGTTGTGATTGAAGATGGTGACACTAGTTCCTCATCATCTTCTTCTTCAGTATATGATAGCAATCACGTTTATCCATTAATGGTGCGAGTTAATGTTAATCATATACCACAAGATATGGATAGTGATTATATCATTGAGGATTATAGATGCAAAATGATAACAAAATGGGACACAAACCAACAATATGATCAAATATTATCATATCCAACAGTTATTAGTGGTGATACTGGTTATCAATATTTTGAATTTCAAATTCCCAATTATCAAGATATACCAAGTGAGACCCAAAGATATGAATTCATCATCGAAGCTAAAGCAATTCGTCGGGATTCAAGTGGAAATATAATTGATGTTAATGGTAATATATATGATCCAATGCCTTCTGATATTGAAATCACTGATGATCCAGAACAATTCATTGCATGGCAGCCACTTTCTAAATACTATTGTGATATCATTGTTCGAAAGGATTTGAGTGACGTCATGATGAGTAGTATCACTAAAACAGATACATGGGATAATGTGGTACATGATATGTCTTATAAATATACTGTTCATAATGTACCGGTGATATTATCAAATTATCTCGATGATGGAGATAATGGTGGAATTATCAATCGATCAGATAATTCGATTTATCCAAACTTTGAAGTTACTGTCATGCAAGCACTCATTACAAATCTTGAATTGGATGATAAGCGGATGCTCACTGATTATATAAACATCAAATTTCCAGATACATATGGTAGACTAAATAATTTAAAATATAATCCAGTTGATTATACAATTCGAAGCAGATTTAAAACCCCATTTAACTGGGAAGAACCCGATGATATTATATGGAATCAAGTGTATCATGGAACATCATCTAGTAGTAGTGATTATGCACCAGCATCTTCTAAATATATAGTTAACGGACCAGTTCCAAATTATGAAATGGCAGGAAAGAATCTTTCAAGTTATATTAATTATATTGCTACGTATTATGAAAATGCTGGGTGGTATTTAACAAAACCGAAACGAGAAACATATGTTCGAATTGAAGATGAACTTGATTCATCCGGAGATCAAAAAATTATAGTGTATGATGGACATAAATGGAAGGATGTTCAATCATTTAAAATACCACTGTTGATCGACTTAAAGATTGAAATAGACCCCAATACAACTACGAATGGAGATGAATTAAAACATATCATCAAAGATGAATTAATTGATCATTTTTCACCTTATATGGGAGTTCACAAGAATCTGGATCGATCAGAAATAGTTACCGTTGTGAGACAAATACCCGGTGTCCAGTATTGTGAAGTGCGAAAACCAGAAGTTGATATTAAATTCAATTATGATATTCAAGATTTAACTCAAAAAGAGTTATTAGATTATACCCCCCAATATATTGGAATGGTTGCCATGGATAGAAATCATGCATCAGATGTCCAAGATGATGGTATTCAAATCGAGATTGTGCGATGACTAAAATAATACTAGAATCTACACAAGAGGTAATATCTAATATTAACCATCGACAACTGCACCGCTATATAATCACAACAATCAGTACTGAATTTGCAAAAATGGTTGAAAATTGCTATTATCCAAAGGTATCAAAAAATTCAAAATTATACCATGATTTATTACACATGACTAATAGTAAAGAAAGTAATCTTAAACTATATTCAAAAGAAAAATATACTGGGATCAAAGCTAAATTCAAATTATTACATGATCCATATACTACTCTATTAATTTTAATCATTCAAGATTTTTTACACCATAAAGATATTAGTGGAGCAGAAGCGACATTCCATTTATTCGCTCTTCGAAATTATACTAATTCATTATATAAAATGACAACACCAAAAGGGTCACATCAAAAAATATGCAATGTAGATTATTTTCAAAGTGCAATGGATAAGTTGTCCGGAAATCATATGTTTGTCAAACAAAAAACCATTCCAAATAGTATTATGTATTATTCACGAGCTGTCATGAAAAGGTATCTACAAGCATTGATTGATGATGATTCTGATAAGATAGCAACTATGATTCAAGAAATAAGAAGTCGGATCATGCAATCAATGAGAAGTTTTTTCACAAAATATTATCAGGCTCGAGATAATAAAAAAATACTAATTAAATCTAAAGAAGAGATGGAATATGATATAACCCACGAAAAGAAACTAAGAACATTTATTAATAAAATTGCTAAAGATATATCAATATATAGTAAAATAGATTCAGATGCTATGAATGAAGCTAATAGTTTAATAAAATTCAATAAAAAATTATCAGCAGAATATGTCAAAGTATTATCACACCCATCATTCACCCACAACATAGATCTCGCTATGTTTTTAATGGTTAAAAATATTAAAGATTTATCTATTATTCGAACAGTTAAAATGATAGACCATGTGCAAAAACTAATGGCAATCAAAGTAACAAATCAAACTGTTTATTTCAAAAAGGTAATCAATGATATACATTTACAAATCATTGATAAATTAAAGATTGCTGATTGGTATGATAAATTATCATTACAATCTAAATCTACTGCAAGGAATTTTATAGCTTATTATTTCGCTTTCTATATGAAACGATACATATAATTACATCATGTCATCATTGCATTTATTAATTCATTTTGTGTATGTTCTTGCGCAAATGTATCTTGTGCATTTTGTTGTACCAATGCTTCTTGTGCATTTTGTTGTGCAAATGTTTTGTTTATGGGAGCTGGTGTATTTGGTTGTTGTGCCGTATTACTAGCCAATTTCTTATCCATACTTTCAAGTCTAGTACCCTCCACATTACCCTTGACTTCTAAATGTTCAGATAACGTCGTACCAAGATTTAATCTGCCAAGCAATGCTTTATTCACTTCATGCTCTAATGTTGGAGCATCACTATCAAGTCGTTTTAAAGAGTGCAATTTAACTGAATGAACGGGTTCTATTGTCATATTAATATCAATTATATTTGGACGAGAGTTCCAACCAACATCATTAACATCGCCACCTTTAACAACGCTAATATTAGAACAATATGCTGCTTGCATGTTAACCCGCCCAGGAATTTCAAATCTCATAATATATGGATAAGTCCACATTCGACCCTCATCACTCCGCGGACATGCAAATGATAAAAGTGCCATGAGTGGTGCCACAATATTATTTCTATAATGTGATTCAGTTTCTGAACTTGGATTGTACAATCGTATCATCAATGAATATGAAGTACTAAATGATGAACCCCTCCACATCTTTGGGAAATCTATATTTTGTTCCATCTTGCCGATGGTTTCTTTTACTGCTTGATATGCACTTTGGGCTGCAATTCGATCATTATCATCCTCGATGGCTTTTATTTTTGATAGAATGGCTTTATCTCCCATTTTTGCAGCATCACCGAGACCACCACCACCCAATAGTTTAGATAATGCACCTTGAGAACCTCCAAAAGCAGTAGCAGCATCTCGAAGGTGCTCTTTACCTTGATTTAAAGCCCCAAGTATTGAGTTTTGAGAAAAATTATTAGTATATGTTTCTGATACTGGACCGGTATGTTGAAATGCAACTGTTACCCCCGTAGCATTTTTCGACCAGGTATCCATTGTAATACCTATGTTTTTCAAACGACCAGCAAAACCCTCTTTATCCCACTCATTTGCATCCCATGAAGGCTTTGCCTTCCATGCTTCCGATACACCAGCTTGAGC